TCACGTCTATTCCGCGCCGGAAGATTGCGATGTGCTGGAAGAGGCGGCGTGGTATGCGGCCAACCCCGCGCTTGGCATCTTCAAGTCAATCTCGTCGGTGCGGGATGACGCGGAGCGCGCGGCGCGCATGCCTTCGGAAGAGGCTAGTTTTCGGTGGCTCCACCTGAATCAGCGGATTGACGCTTCCGCTCCATTCGTAGCGCCAGCCATCTGGAAGGCGTGCGACGGTCCTGTCGCTGACTTTGACGGGCTGCCTGTGTTTGGCGGGCTTGACCTGTCGGAAGTTTCCGACTTGACCGCGCTTGTGCTGATGGCGCCGAAGGATGGAATCTGGCACGTCAAGCCGACGTTCTGGCTGCCTGGCGACAGCCTGCGCGACAGGGCCAAGGCCGACCGCGTGCCTTATGACATCTGGCATGCGCAAGGAGATCTGCAGACCACGCCAGGACCGACGGTCGACTACGAGTTCGTCGCGGCTCACCTATACGAGCTTTGCGGCAAGGCGGACGTGCGCAAGATCGCGTTCGACCGGTGGAACTGGCGGCACCTGAAGCCGTGGCTAGTCGATGCCGGTTTCGCTGAAGAGCAATTGGACGGCGATGATGCGATATTTGAGCCTTTCGGGCAGGGATATCAGTCAATGTCCCCGGCTTTGCGCGACTTGGAAAGCATTTTACTGAACAAGCGGCTGGCCCACGGCGGGCACCCTGTTCTGACGATGTGCATGATGAATGCGACCGTCAAGCCCGACCCGTCAGGAAACCGAAAACTCGACAAGCAGAAGTCCCGCGGACGTATCGACGGCGCGGTTGCGCTTGCGATGGCTGCGGCAATGGCCGGGACCTATGAAGGCGGAGAGACAGAATCCGTCTACGCAACTAGAGGTTTTATTGAGTTATGAACAAAAAAAGCCTCTTGGTGGCCGCCCGCGATTTCGTAGGTGTTTGCGCCGTTGCTTCCATTTCCTATGGCGCTTGGCTTGTCTATCCGCCGGCCGGGTTCATTGTTGGCGGCGCGCTGGTTCTTGCTGGCGTGTTCGCATCTGCGCGAGGCGGTGATTGATGGCTGGAATTTTCGGAGCTATCGCGCGCCCGCGCGCAGAAATCACAAGCCTTTCAATGGAGCAGTGGGCACGGCTGCAGAACGGTGGGGCTGAGGCGCGCAGCGGCGTCTTCGTTTCTCCGGATACTGCGCTGCGCTATTCGACCGTGCTGATTTGCGTCCGCGTCTTGGCGGAAAGCGTGGCCAGCCTGCCGTGCATTCTGTACAAGAAGCGTGCGGACGGCGGCAAGGATCGCGCGACCGAGCACCCGCTTTACAAGGTGCTGCACGATCAGGCTAACGCATGGAACACGGCCTTCGAATATGTCGAGGGCACCATGTCGAATTTGGCGCTTCGCGGCAACGGTTATGCTTACGTTGAGCGAAACCGGCAGGGGCAGACGATAGGCCTTGTGCCGCTGCACCCTGACGGTGTGACGATTACGCAGGCTTTCGACTGGTCGCCGAAATACGAAGCGACCATGCCTGACAACACGAAGGCAAAGCTATCCACGAAGGACATGCACCATATCCGCGGCCCTCTTCCGAAGGGGTACGTCGGGCGGTCAATGATTGACTTGCAGCGCGAGGCCATTGGGCTCGGGATGGCGGCGGAACAGTTCTCCGCGCATCTTTACGCTAACGGTGTGACACCGTCCGGTGTGCTTTCACACGGAAAGACTATTGGGCCAGAGGGCGTAAAGACCCTGGCGCAGCAGTTTTCAGACAAGTATTCCGGCCTATCGAACGGCGGGAAGCCTCTTGTGCTTGAAGAGGGCATGACGTGGACGCCGATTTCGATCACGCCGAAGGATGCCGAGTTCATTCTGAGCCGAAAGTTCCAGCGGTCTGAGATTGCGGGTATCTTCCGCGTGCCGCCGCACTTGGTCGGCGACCTGGAGCGTGCGACGTTCAGCAACATTGAGCACCAGTCGCTTGAGTTCATCATCCACAACATTCGCCCGTGGCTTGTGCGTTGGGAGCAGTCCATCAATAGGGATTTGCTAACTGAGCAGGACCGCGCGAACGGCTACTTTGCCGAGTTCCTGATGGATGCATTTCTCCGCGGCGACACGAAGTCCCGATATGAGGCTTATGCGTCGGCAATCCAGAACAAATGGATGAGCGCGAACGAAGCCCGAATCAAGGAAAACATGAATCCGCGTGAAGGCGGTGACGTGTTTGAGAACCCGGCAATTCAGGTATCTGAGCCGGCGGCCAACGAAAACGCGCCGACAACCGCGAACGCGGCATAAGGACACCAACACATGGATAAAATTGACGTTGGCGCTCCGCTTGGCGGTGAGCGCCGCGAACGTTTCTTTGCGCGTGCTGTCGGCACTCGATTCGAAGCCAAGAAAGAGGACGCAGGCACCACAATCGATCTTTATGACGAGATCGGATATTGGGGCACCAATGCGCGCGGGTTTAGGGCCAAGCTGAAAGAGGCGTCCGGCGACATTACGTTGCGCATTAACAGCCCCGGCGGCGACGTGTTCGACGGCATCGCCATTTACAACGACCTGCTTGCATACGACGGCAAGGTTAAGGTCGAGGTTGTCGGTTTGGCCGCCTCTATCGCGTCGATTATCGCCATGGCCGGCGACGAAATCACGATCGCCGAAAACGCAATGTTCATGGTTCATAATGCCTGGACTATTGGCGTAGGCAATCGGCATGATTTCGCCGATGTTGCTTCTGTGCTTGGCAAGATTGACGATGCGCTAGCCCGCACATACGCGGCCCGCACAACGACAGGCATTCGCACCATCAAACAGATGATGGACGACGAGACTTGGCTGACGGCCAAGGAGGCGGTTGACGCCGGCTTTGCCACGGCGGTTGGTTCCAAGAAGGAGCCGAAAGCCAAGTTTGACCTTTCCGTCTTCGCCGCGGTTCCGGACGCCCTGAAGTGGGTTGACGATGACGCGACTAAGGAAGCGCCAACAAAACGAGATCTTGAACGAGCCCTTACGCAGGACGCTGGGTGGTCACGTTCGAAGGCGCGCGCAGCTTTGCGCGTCGTTGAAGCAAGCGAAGACGAGCCATTGCAGGACGCTGGCGGCGTAGAGCTTACAAAACTTGCCGACGCACTTGCGAAGGCGCGATCGGCGATTAGCCACACCACCATCACCACCATTTAGGAGGCCACAATGGCTGAAGTAGATCAGAAGGTAGTCGATCAGATTACCAACGAAGTCCAGAAGTTCGGCGCCGATATCCGGTCGTTGCAGGACAGCACGCAGCGCGCCCTTGCTGAGATGCGTTCCGAAATCGACAATTCCGGCAAGAAGGTTGACCCGCTCGTTGCGGAGAAAATCAGCAAGTTCGCCGCCGAAGTCGAAACCAAGCATCTCGCGCTTGAAAAAGGCATTCAGGCCGTCAACGACAACGTTGAGAAGGTTGAAGCCGTTCTGAAGCGCCCCGGCGTTGCCGCCGGCTGGACTGGCGATGAAGCGGTAAAGGAAGCAAAGGCTGCATTCGACTTCGCCAAGGCGAAACTGGCAAATTCCGGCAAGCTTGGCGTCAACACCAAGGTCGAGGCAGACGAAGAAGCCTATAAGGCTTACTCGGAAGCATTTGCGCCTTACATGCGCGCACGCAACGACAACGCCATGCCGGCGCAGTTCCAGGCAGCAATGCAGACCGGCTCGGATCCGGACGGCGGCTACCTCGTTCCGTCGACCATGTCCTCGCGCATGATCACCAAGATTTACGAGACCTCCAACCTCCGCGCCCTCGCCACTGTCGAGACGATTGGCGGCAAGGAACTTGAAATCCCGCGCGACGAAGGCGAATTCGGCTACGGCGGTTGGGTCGGCGAGACCACGGCGCCTTCCGAAACCACGACTTCGCAGCTTGGCGTTTCGAAGATCTTCGCTCACGAGATGTTTGCCGAGCCGCGCGTTACCCAGAACATGCTGGAAGATGCCGGTCTGGACATTGAGGCATGGGTTGCCAACAAGGTCGGCGAAAAGCTCGGCCGCATCGAGGCAACCGCTTTCTTCACGGGCACTGGCGTCAACCAGCCGCGCGGGCTTCTGACCTACGCCAACGGTACGACCAACGGCACCATCGAACAGGTCATCTCTGGTGGCGCGACGACGGTTACGGCTGACGCGTTCTACAATCTGGTGTTCCAGCTGAAGGATTATTACACGCAGAACGCCCGCTTCCTGATGAAGCGCACCACGGTTCGCGATGTGATGAAGCTGAAGGACGGCCAGGGCAACTACCTCTGGCAGATGGGTGACGTTCGTGGCGGCCAGCCTTCCACGCTCCTTGGCTTCGCTGTCGATCGTTGCGAAGACATGCCGACCGTTGCCGCATCTTCGCTGTCCGTTGCGTTCGGCGACTTCCGTGCCGCCTACACCATCGTTGACCGCCTCGGCATCACGCTGCTGCGCGACAACCTGACCGCCAAGCCTTACGTCAAGTTCTACAACCGCCGCCGCGTTGGCGGTGACGTCGTGAACTTCGAAGCCGTGAAGCTGATGGTCACCTCGGCGTCGTAAGCCGTAACGGGGCGCTCCGGCGCCCCAATTTCCAACTGAAAAGGAGTTCGGCTCATGGCCAAATTTGATCTATTCAACAGCATCACCCCAAAGGTCGCGCTGGCGCCAGTCGTTGCCACCGACGGCACGGCGCAGGTGAGTGCGGTAATTGATACCCTCGGCTACGGCAGCGTTACCTTTGTTATTGCGCTCGGCACTCTCGCCGATACTGACGCAACTTGGGCCGTCACAGTCAAGGAAGGCGACACGAATTCGCAGGGCGCGCATACCGCCGTTGCTGACGTCGACCTTCTCGGCACAGAGGCGCTTGCTGGCTTCACCTTTGCAGCCGACGGCGCTTGCCGCAAGATTGGCTATATCGGCAACAAGCGTTATGTCTCGATCGAGATTGACGACGTGACTGCGAACACTGGCAACGCCCCCATGGCTGTGGTCGCTATTCTCGGCCACCCTGAGCTTGCGCCGACGGCTAATCCGCCCGCATGAACCACGTAGTTGTGCGGCCGTTTCCCTTCGCGGGGAACGGCTACACGCTCGAAAGCCTAAACGCGGGTGACGAGCGTGATTTCGGATCCGCGACGGCTGGTTTGCTTGCCGCCGGGCTGATCGCGACGAAGACGCCTGATGGCGCTGGCGAAATGTCGCCAGAACAGGCCATTGCCGCAGAAATTGAGCCGGAAACGGCTCCCCGTCGCGGACGCACTCGCAAATAAGGTGACGCCATGGAATTGCGCCTTGTAACGCCGGCAACGGCAGACCTCGTCACGCTTGCAGAGGCGAAGGCGCATCTCCGAATTTTGCATGACGACGATGACGACTACATTTCTGCGCTTTGCGAAACCGTGCGCGATCACCTGACGGGCGAAAACGGCTGGCTCGGCGTCTCCGTCTTGCCGCAGACGTGGGAACTGACGTTCTCGCGGTTTCCGTGCTATGACGTTGAGTGGCCACCTGCATGGCAACCAATGCAGACGGCGCGTCCACGCAGCGCCGTACCTTTGCCGCGCCCGCCGCTGGTTTCTGTGATTGGCGTTTTCTACACTCCGTCTTCTGGCGTTGAGGAAGAAATCACCGACTTCCGCACCTATGGCACGGCCATACAGGCCGGCGCATATCTGATGCCGGCAAGAAACAAGAATTGGCCGACGACTGACGACGAGCCAGGCAGTGTGCGCATCCGCTACACAGCTGGATACGCGACCTTGCCAAAAGCAATCAAGCACGCGGCGCTTTTGCTGATTGGTCACTGGTATGAAAACCGCGAAGCGGCGACCGAAGCGAAGATGAATGATCTGCCCATGGCGGTTAGCGCCTTGCTGGCGCCGTATCGAAACTTTTTCTCGTAGTTGTCTATTTGAGCGCAGACAACTATATATACAAATTGCTTGGCTAGCTCGACGGAGCGAAGAGCGGTCATCCAGCCGCCTGCCAAGCGCCCCATCTGGATAGCGAGAGGGATACTTGCGATGGAATTTTATGATAGGCGCACCGCGCCTAAGCGCGCCGATGCGTGGTTTGTGTACGCTTTAGTCGATAGTCGGCACACTGAAAATATCCGCTACATAGGCGTCACAAATAACCCCAAAGCGCGCCTTTCCATGCATTTGAGCCAGGCACCAAAAGAGGGCTGGAAGAAGTCTCGATGGATCGGATCGGTTATAGAGGAAGGCGCGGACGTTTTAATTGGAGTCATGGCTTCTGGGTTGTCGCAGAATGATGCCATGAATATGGAAATTAGCCTCATTGCAGCGTACCGGGCAACCGGTGCCCCATTAATGAATCTAACCGATGGCGGTGACGGTGTAAAGGGGCAGGTTCAGAGCGCAGAGACCCGCGCCAAGAAGAGCGCATCCCTGAAGGGAAGGGTTCACTCCCCAGAAGCAACGGCGATGCGAGCTGATGCGTTGCGCGGAAGAAAGCACTCGGAAGAACACCGCGCGAATATGAGCGCTGCACACCTAAAGCGATATCAAATCCCAGGCGCCAAGGAACGCCAAAGGGATGGAACTATAGCCAGGTTTGCAGATCCTAATGAGCGCGCAAGGTATGCCGATCTGACTAAGGCTAGATTTGAGCGAGATGGAGAGCGCGAGCGTCATTCTAAAATCATGCGCGCGTTTAATGACAACAATCCAGATGTCGTTGAAAAACGAAGAGTAGCGCAGCGCCGCTGCGGGCCTCAGTCCAACAACAAGACTGGCTTCAAAGGTGTGTTCATTATTGGCAAAAACGGCAAAATTTCAGCTTGTATAAAGACAGGCGAAAAGCCGACGCGGCTTGGCTACTTTGGTTCCGCAGAAGAAGCCGCGCGCGCATATGACCAAGTTGCTTATGCGGCTTGGGGTAAAGACTGCTACCTCAACTTCCCCGCCGAAATAGCGGCTTAGGAGATAAAAACATGAGTGATTTGGTTGTGACCGCGGCAAATGTGATTGCAGGCAGCAACGCCACCGTCGAGCACGGCACCGCCGGCGCCACCATTACGGCCGGCCAGGTTGTCTACAAGGCGGCCACAGACAAGAAGTGGAAGCTCGCCGACAACGACAGCACCACGGCGGAAGTCCGGCAGGCAACCGGCATTGCGCTCAATAGCGCTAGCAACGGCCAGCCGATTTCGGTGCAGAAGTCCGGCGACATCGCCATTGGGGGCACGCTGACGGCGGGCGTTAGTTATTACCTTTCAGCGACGCCGGGCGGCATCGCGCCTTATGCGGACATTGCCAGCGGCGACTATGTGTGCCTCCTTGGAATGTCGAAGTCAACGACCGTTCTCGCGCTGGATATTTCGTATACTGGCGTCAGCCTGTAATGGTCTGGGTTCGGTTTTCCGCTCCGATGGACTGGAAGCCGCGCCCGCCAGTTACCATCGCATTTAAAGCCGGCGACGTGCGCAATGTAACGCGCGCGTGCGCCGCGGCGGCCATCGCGCGTGGCGCCGCAGAGAAGACGGAAAGGCCAGAAGATGCCAGCAGGAGCTATGCGCGCACGACTGTCCTTTCAGCAGCGCGCGACAGGAGATGACGGGTTCGGGAATGTGACGACCGGCGACTTTGTCGAAGTCTTTCAAGATTACACCGAGATCATCCCGCGCATGGGCACAGAAGCGGTCATGGGGGCTCGCCTGAAGGGTTTGCAGCCTGTGACTATCAAGGTTCGCAGCCACGCGAAGACGCGCTTGCTTGACGCTACGTGGCGCGCTGTGGGGCGCAATGGTGAAGTTTATTCAGTCACCTCTCCACCAGTGAATATCGACCAGAAAAACGAGCACATTGAGATGCTTGCCGTCATCGGGATGCAGGCTGATGGCTAAGGTTGAAGGCCTTGACCGGCTCAAGCGCAAACTGCAGGCGCTGCCGGTAGTCGCGCGCAAGCGCATACGCGAGGCGATGGAGCAGGGCGCAGACGAAATCGTCGCGCTTATGAAAAATCTGGTACCTACCGATAGCGGCGACCTTCGCGAAAGTATCGCGTGGACTTGGGGGGCGGCCCCCAAGGGCGCACTAACGCTCGGCAAGGTCAAGAGTGTTAGCGGCGCCGACAATATCATCACGATTTACGCGGGCAACGCTGAAGCGTTTTATGGACGCTGGATAGAATTTGGGACCGCTGCACACACGGCCGGCGGACTGTTCGCGGGCGCAACCATCCCCGCGATCCCCGCGCAGCCGTTCTTCTACGTGAGCTTCCGCGCCAACCGCAAGCGCGTCAAGTCGAGAGTTACCCGCGCCATCAACAAGGCAGCCAAAGAAGTTGCGGCGGGAGGCCGGTAGTGGACCCAATTTATGAGTTAAAAGCCGCCATCATCGCGCGGCTTCGCGCGGATGCGTCCGTTTCTGCCTTCGTCGGAAACCGCATCTATGACCGCCCGCCCGCGGGGTCAATCACGCCTCCATACGTTTCTCTTGGCCCGTGGGATGCGACGACTGACGATGCAGAGTGCATCGATGCGGTCGAAATCAACGGTCAGATTGACGTGTGGTCGTGGGGCGCCAACGAAGCATTCGGCAGCGCGGAGGCCAGCAAGATTGCCGGCGCCATCCGCAAGTCTCTGCACGAGGCTGAATTCAGCCTGACCGAAAACGCCTTAGCCACCATGACGCACCGCATTACTCGCATGCAGCGCGAAAGCGACGGCGCCACAAACCGCGCGATCGTGACAATCACGGCGTTCGTGGAAGTCAACTAAGCGGCATCACCAACCGCACACCACCACCAAATCAGGAGGCCGCCTTGGCTCAACCAATTACCGCACGCTTCGGCAAGTTTCGCGTGCTTCTCGATCTCGCTGGAACCGGCACATACACCGCGCCTTGCGGCTTTACCTCAAAGTCGTTCACTCAGACAAAGTCTCTGTCCGAAGTCAGCCTTCCGGACTGTGACGACCCGGACGCGCCCATCGTTCTTGGTCGCGACGTGGAAAGCATCTCCGCTTCTGTGTCTGGCGAAGGCGTGCTTGCCGCGTCCTCTGTCCTGACGTGGCAGGATGGCTACGAAAGCACGGAATCCGTCGCCGTCAAGATCGAGATTGAGTTTTCGACTGGCACGGTTACGTGGACAGGTCGCATGCACATTGAATCGCTCGAAATGGGTGGCGAACAGGGCGGCCGTGTGACGCTCAACGTGTCGATGCAGTCCGACGGCGCGCTGGTGCGCACGGATACGTTCTAATGTCCCGTGACGCCAGCATTGAACTGCCGGTATGGGATGGCGATTACACGTTCCGGCTAGGGTGGGGCGAACTTTCCCTCCTGCAGGAGAAATGTGACGCCGGCCCATACTTTATTCTGAACAGGATCCAATCTGGCGCTTGGCGGCTTGAAGACATTGAGGGCATTCTGCGGCTCGGCCTTATTGGGGCCGGGCGCAAGCCAGAAGAGGCCACGAAGCTCATCAAAGCGCACGTCAAGTCGCGCCCGGCTGCCGAATACGTCCTGCACGCCACGCTTGTTTTGCAGGCCGCGCTCCTTGGTGCGCCAGACGAACCGCTGGGGGAGCCGGAGGCGCCAAGTCTGGACCAATAGACGACCTGCCTAACGGCAAGATCAGGTTTGGCGCCATTTACGGCACGGCTGCGGCAATTGGGTGGACTGTGGCTGACGTTAAGGCCTGCAGCATGTGGGAATTCATGGCAGCCGTTGAGGGCTATGTGAAAGCCAATTCGCCCGATGACGGCAAGCTTTCGTCGGCGGAAGTTGATGATGTTTGGCAGTGGCTGGAGGCTAAGTCTGCTTCTGACTAGCCATAAGCGCAACAAGCGCGGCGGCCTGACGGTCGCTGGCCTCGCGTATGGCAATCAAGTTATTCAGGATCGCGCCAAGCGCATATATGGCGGCGCCAGACAGTATAATTGGCGCGACATAAAGCAAGATCGCGACGCCACTTCCGCGCGTGACCAATGCCACGGCTATGCCGGCGGCAAGCGCGAGCCAGAACACGGCTCCACCAATTATCTTTAGAAAACCATCCATTTTTACACTATAGCAGGAGGCGCACGTGGCCGCAACAGACCTTGAGCGCTTAGTTGTTCAGCTTTCTGCCGATATCTCAAAGTACAACAATTCACTGAATAAGGCGCGAGGTCAAACGGACAAGCAAGCCCGTGCGATCGAATCCCGCTTTGCCAAGATGAACAAGGGCATTGCCGCAGACCTTTCGGGGCTTGCCGGAAAGGCTGCAGCTGCGTTTGCCGCCATTGCCGGTGCGCGCGAGTTGAAGGAACTATCCGATGCGGCTACGCGTATTGACAACTCTTTGAAGGTGGCCGGGCTTTCTGGTGAAGAACTGGAAAAGGTCTATCAAAGCCTTAATAAGTCAGCCGTTGCAAATGGAGCGCCGCTTGAGACTCTGGCTGACTTGTACAGTAAGGCTTCACAGGCGCAAAACGAACTTGGTGTAACCAGCGCAGAACTGTTGAGTTTCACGAACAACGTAGCGCTTGCGCTACGCGTCTCTGGCAAGTCGGCGCAAGAGGCAAGCGGCGCACTTTTGCAGCTCGGCCAAGCGCTCGGCAGTGGGAAAGTTCAGGCGGAGGAATTCAACTCCGTTCTGGAGGGGGCGCCAACAATTGTGCAGGCAGTCGCCGCCGGGCTCAAGGAGGCGGGCGGATCCGTGTCGGCGCTCAAGGGGCTGATTGTTGACGGCAAGGTCTCGTCGGAAGCTTTCTTCCGTGCGTTTGAAGCCGGCGCACCGATCCTTGAGCAGAAAGTGGCGAACTCGGTCTTTACCATCGATCAGTCGCTTGGAAACTTGAAAACTGCGCTGATTGATTCCGTTCGCGAGTTCAACAACGCTACTGGGGCTGGTGAACTCTTTGCCGACGGGATTAATACCGCGGCAAAGGCAGTTAATGATTTTGATATTACAAATCTTGTCACCAAGGTTCGGCAGGCCAAGAATGAGCTTGACGACTATCTGAATAGCCTTGGCAACGCTGAGGTTTTCAAAAACTTGAACAAGTCCCTTGGCGTCACAGACGCCGAAGGGAATATCATAAACGTCGAGGTTGACGAGGCAAAGCAAAAAACAGCTGGGCTTGAGCGCGACGTTGAGCTTTTGCAAGAGCGCATCAAGCTCAATACGGAAATGGGCTTTGACAATACGGAAGCCCTCGCACGCCTTGGCGAAGTGCAGGCTGCACTGGCAAGTATCCGCGCATCCGCAGCCAACCTTCCCGCCACGGTTGATGCCATCCAAGTAGTTCCCGGCTCCGGCTTGGAGCAGCTTACGGGCGGAACGAATGGGCAAATGGGTGGCCCATCCACGCGCGGTGGCGCCAGGCGAAAGGCAACAGCAGTAACCCCCGTATCCCTGTCCGATTTCAAAGCACCAGCCGGCAAATCAGGCAGTGGCAAGAAAAAACAATCCGAATACCAGCGCGAAGTTGAGCAAATCAAGGAGCGCACGGCAGCCACATTGGCGGAAACGGCAGCGCAAGCGCAGGTCAATCCGCTGATTGACGATTACGGCTATGCAATCGAGCGTGCCGCTGCCGAACACGAGCTTCTTGCCGCGGCGCAAGCGTCCGGGTTGGCTATCACGCCAGCATTGCGCGCCTCCATTGCGCAGTTGGCAGAAGGCTATGCGCAAGCGGGCGCCGCAGCTGAGCGACTGCAGGACAGTCAAGACAAAGCCCGTCAGGCGTCTGAAGAATTCAAGTCAACAGCCAAAGACGTGACGAGCGGTTTCATCAGCGATCTGCGCAACGGTGTTTCGGCTGCGGATGCGCTGTCGAACGCGCTCGGCAAGGTGGTCGACAAGCTAATTGACGTTGGCTTGAACGCGGCTTTCGGCATCGGTGGCGGTGGTGGTGGTGGCCTTATTGGGGGCATCGGCAAGATTTTCGGATTTGCCAAGGGCGGCATCGCGGCACACGGCAAGCCGATGAAGACCTTTGCCCGTGGCGGCGTTTCCAATAGCGCGGCAATCTTCGGTGAAGCGGGACCGGAAGCGGCCGTGCCGTTGCCGGATGGCCGATCTATCCCGGTCAAGTTCCAACAGCCATCAGTGCCGCGGCGCCAGTCATCCTCCGGCTCCTCTATAACCTACGCCCCGACGATCGATGCCCGCGGCGCCGACGGTGAGGCGGTTGCGCGTCTTGAGCGGGTGATTGCCAAAGACAAAGCTGAATTTCAGTCGCGCGTCGTCTCAACAGTCAGAGAAGCACAGAAACGCAGGCAGGTATAATGGCAATAACATTTCCTCGCGAGCTGCCGGAAGTCGGATTCGTCACTGCGGACTTCGCGCTGACCGACGCCGTGAAGGCATCGCCATCCGGCGCGCGCTTGATCAACTACACGCAGGTTGCGGATCCGGCATGGCGGTCGACTCTCGTCACCGTGCCAATGATCTATAGCCAGTTTGCCGATGTGGAGGCGTGGTGGTTGTCGCTCCGCGACAAAAACCGAGTCCTCTTCAGGCATCCGCACGTCTGCTGGCCTCGCAACCACAACGTCAACCAGGCGCCGGCTGAGAACGCCGGCAATCTGGTGTCCGTCACGACCGGCAACGTGCTTGCCGTTGATGGCGTCGACACTGACCTGTCTTTGTCGGTCGGCGACTTCATAGGCCTAGAGCGCTCCAGCCGATACCACATCGGACGCATCACGGAAGCTACGGGCACGGGCACCAGCCGCGCCATCACAATCGAGCCGCCGCCGTTCGACACAGTGGCCACAGCAGGCGCTGTGGTGCGTTTCGTGCGCCCGGCGCTGGTTATGCGCCCAGTCCCGTCTTCGTGGACCGTGGCGCGGTCGGGGAGCCGCTACGTGGCTTCGTTTCAGTTGGTGGAGGGACAATGACACTAACAACCGCCGTCAAGAACCTCTACAACGAGGGCCGCATTTCCACGCGGCAGATGATCCGTTTTCAATTCGGATCCGGCATCTACGGGCTCATCGCCCGCAGCGAGCCGCTGACGTTCGAAGGCGTCCTCTACAAGCCTTTCGGGCTGATTGAGGTTTCCGACCTCGGTGGCGGCACGGGGACGACTGCGGACGGCAGCTTTACGCTGACGCTGGCAGAAAGCCCCGACGACGGCCTGACACCTGATGTACTCCTCCAAATCGAGGACGAGGATTACCGCGACCGGCCCGTGCGAGTCATGGATGCCCACTTCCATCCCGACACTGGCGAGCTATTGCAGGTGGAGACGGTCGCCCGCGGCTATCTCGACGTGGTCAAGCACACCCGTGACCCGGAGCGCGGCTACATCATCACGGCGCGCTGCGAAGGCCGCCAACTCGACTACAGCCGCAAGAATGGCCGCGTGCGATCGACTGCCGACCAGCAGCGTCGCGCGCCAGGCGACAATTTCTTCGAGCACGCCGGCAGGGCAGGGCGTGTCGAGGTGCTTTGGGGCCGGACTAAATCACAGGGGTAAACCATGCGCGTGAACGACTGGCAAGAACGCCTCAACGCGGTTGTGGCGAAGCATCAGGCCATGGATGGCGCATGGGGCGCGTCAGACTGCTGGACGCTCACCATGGACGCCGTCGAGGCCGTACAGGGCGAGCGTATCCTGCCGCGCCTGTCACGCTACACCAGCGAAGCGGGCGGCTACCGGTTGTTCGCCAGGGCTGGCTTCAAGACCGTCGAGGAGGCGCTGGAATCCGTGCTTGAGCCAGTGCCGGTCCTGATGGCGCAGCGAGGCGATGTCGGAGTCATTGAGCGCGACGACGTGATCTCGTCGGGCGTCTTCACCTCCGCAGGCTTCGCTGTCCGCACGATATATGGCCGCACAGACACGGACGGCGTCGAAAAATTCGACGGCTCAGACGTAAAGTTCCTACCAATTTCGACGGTCAAAACAGCTTTTAAGGTGCGATAAATGCCTTTCATCTCCGCCATCACGGCCGCCGTCTTCGGCGCCGGCACGATCGCTGCCGGCATTGCCTCGGCCGCCATCGGCATAGGCCTGAACTTCGTCGTTGGCAGGATCCAAGCGAGTCGTGCCAAGAAAGACGCAAAGCAGGCCACTGGCACGCAGTTTGACCGCGAGTATGGCGAGAACGTCAGCCGCAAGGTCGCTTGCGGTTATGTTGGTGTTGCTGGCCATGATGTTTATGTCAATACATTTGGCACGTCCAATAAAGAGATGCAGCAGGTCTATGTCCTGTCGGATTTCCCTTGCGATGCATTATCCCGCGTTTGGGCCGGCGGGGTTGAACTTGATCTCGCTACCGATGATGGTGGCACATTCTCAGTTGCGAGCGGAGATTACGCTGGAAAAATCATTATAACCTTCCACCCTGGAGCGCAGACTGCGGCGGATCCTGAACTTGTTTCCGAAGCAAACCCATCTGGACGGTGGACGGCGAATCATATCGGCGCCGGCGTCTGCTACATCAAGGTGACGCTGACCTACGACCAGGAGAAGTTGAATAGTTTCCCAGATTTCTTCTTCGAGATCCGCGGCGCCAGACTGTTCGACCCACGCAAGTCGGAGGCGTTTGGCGGGTCACACGTCTGGGGGAACTACGCCACATACGAGTTTACAGAAAACCCCGTGGTCATGGATTACAACTACCGGCGCGGCTTCTCGTGGAATGGCGATATGTTTTGCGGCATGGGCATGGCAGCGGAAGATCTGCCGATCGACCGTTACGCGACAGCCGCCAATATCTGCGATGAACTTGAAGGCGGCGAGAGTCGCTATCGTTGCTCCGTCCTGCTAGACTGCGATGTTGACCACGGTGACAACATCGATGCGCTGATGCAAGCGTGCGCGGGCATGGTCATCGACAGTGTTGACGGCTCTTGGCCGCTTATTGGGACGGCGCAGCCGATTGTCGCGACATTTACCGATGACGACCTGATTGCCGACGAGCCAGTGAGCTACCAACGCAGGCGCTCAATGGCCGATCTCGTCAACTCTGTCGGCGGCACATATCCGGAGCCATCCAACATGTGGAGCCCGGCCGGCTACGATACGCAGACGAATTCAAGCCAAGTGGCGCTCGATCGCCGCACGCGCGACTTGGCCATCAACTTCGACACAGTCCCGTCGAAGCGCCAAGCCAACCAGCTAGCGTCCATCTATTATAATGAAAACCGCTATGAGGCAACGGCAGACATCGTGCTGCGGCCCTACTTCCAAGACATCAAGGTTGGTGATTGGGTGCAGTGGAACTCTGCGCGGTACGGCGAGCGGGCTTATATCGTCCAGAATCGATCGATCAGCGCATTGACGAGTGACGGGCCTCGCAATGTGTCGCTGTCCCTGCAGGAGCGAGATGGGGAGATCTACGCAGGCACAGGCACTATTGCGCCGGTTGTGCCGTTCCCGAATGGTGAACCTGTCTATTTGAACGAACTGCCCGACTGGGCTGTGATTCCGGTTCTCAGCGTCGGGCCAGATGGCCGAACCTACCCAGCATTCCGCATGTCGTGGTCGCCATTTGATGACGTCTCTGTCGCCGGTATCGAGTTCCGCTGGTGGCCGAAGAGTGAGCCCAACAACGTCTTCTATCGTTCGACGCCACCAGACGTGACGCTGGCCTTCATTCAGGAGGGCATCGTCGGCGAGCGGATATATGTATTCCAGCACAAGCTGGTTGCGCCGGGCCGTGTCACTGTCTGGTCAGACGAGGTCGAGCAGACGTCGCTTGATGGCGGAAATGGCGACCTTGAGGTCTATCTTTCCAATCTAAACGAGGAGGTGCTTGATGTTTTCAAGGGCATTTCCGCAGGACTGGACGACACGCGCACGCTTCTGGAGCGGGTGCTGACCGATACGCAGCTTGCCAATGCGGCAAGCGAGATTGCGCGGCGCCGGCTGTTTACAGAACTTGGCAATTCCCGCGCCGAATATCTGGAAGAGATATCCGTTGTGGCCGGCGAAACGGCGGCGGCTGTTGAGGCGCTGGAGACGCTGACTGCTGCGGTTGATGATTCAACAGTGCAGGGCAGAGTTTCGTTTGCCCTTGCGGCCAACCAGAGTGGCGTTGACGCAAGGTTCTCGGTTCTGATCCGCGCGACCACGGGAGCGGCCTACAAGGAAAGTGGCTTTTTCCTCGAACTCTATACCTCTGGTGGAGTGCAGAAAACGCGCTTTGCTGTGCTGGCTGATCAGTTCGTGGTGACGGATGGCGCGACGAATACGTTGCCGATGGTCTACGAGGGCGGCGCTCTGAAACTTCAGATCGCCAATATCGGCACGGTCACGGCGGGTATAATTCAAA